TGGGCGGCTCTTACTGGAACGGTGGAGGGAACTCTTTCTAACTGCGTCGATTTTTTTTACAAAAGCATTGGGAGGTGATTCGGTGACAAAATCAAAATGGAAATCTCAAATCAAAAAAGCCTGCATTGCTATCAATACTTACAAAGAATCTTTTGATGGTGTGATTGATTCGCTGGCTGACATCCTTGAAAAACGTGACCAGACGTTAGAAACATATGACGGAAACCCTATTATAGAGCACACAAACTCTCACGGCGAAACCAACAGGACAAAAAATCCATCTTTGATGTTGTGGGATGAACTTAACAAGACAGCTTTGGCATATTGGCGTGACCTTGGGCTTACACCCAAAGGGCTAAAAAACATCGACGAACAAGCAATGAAAAAGAAAAAAACAGACACTCTTGCGGAGGTGCTAAAGAGCCTTGGCGACTAAACAATTTAAGCAGATTGCAATACAATATGCCGAGGATGTCGTCGCCGGAAAGATTATTGCCGGAAATAATTTTTTGGAATGCAAGCGATTTTTAGAAGATTTAAAGCGTGAAGATTTGGAGTTGCACACAAAAGAACCGGATTTGGTTTGCAACATCATTGAACGGTTTATGGTGCATAAGCAGGGCGAAAGCCTTAAAGGTGAGCCGCTTATGAACACGCCGATGTTTCTGCAGCCGTGGCAAGTCTTTACTGTGTATAATCTTGTTGGGTTTTACTATACAGGAACAAAAGAACGCCGATATAAAGAAGCGTTTATTTTTATTCCAAGAAAATCCGGAAAAACCATGTTTATTGCTGCTTTAGCGTTTGCGTTGGCAATTTTGGAACGTCGCTCCGGGTCTATTATCTACATCGTTGCAGCGTCACAAAAGCAAGCGTGCGAATCTTTTAACGATATTTTGTACACATTGCGATACCGTGAGATGATTGATGATTTTAGAGTGCTTAACAACAACGCTGAGCACTCTATCAGTTATCAATTTACAGACGCAAACGGCAGACCAAATGGCTCTATACGCATTGAGGCATTAGCAAGCAATCCAGATGCACAGGATTCCTTTAACTGCAATATTGCAATCGCAGACGAGGTACACGCTTTTAAAAAATCCGCACAGTATAACCGGTTTAAAGAGGCGATGAAAGCCTATACAAACAAGTTGATGATAGGCATTACTACTGCCGGAGATAACATCAACAGCTTTTGTTATCGGCGGTTAGAGTATGCAAAAAAGGTTTTAAATGGCACGGTAAAGGACGATACGCTTTTTTGTTTTGTGTCTCAAGCAGAACAAGACGAGCATGGACAGGTAGATTATACGTCACCTGTCCAACACGAAAAAGCAAACCCATCTTACGGCGTTACAATTAGACCAGCCGACATTTTGCAGGAATCGCTGCAGGCACAAAACGACCCTCAACAACGCAAAGACTTTTTAAGCCGGTCACTCAATATTTATACCAGTGCTATGCGAGCATATTTTGATTTATCAGAGTTTCGTGCATCGGATAATAAATACAATTGGACGATAGAGGACTTGCTGCGTATGCCGATTGATTGGTATGGCGGAGCGGATTTGTCCAGAATGTACGATTTGACCGCTGGGGCTTTATACGGGCACTATGCAAAAGAAGACGTTGACATTATCATTACACATGCTTTTTTTCCGGTCACAATGGCGGCAAAAAAGGCAGACGAGGACGAAATACCGCTGTTTGGCTGGGCGGATGATGGACTTTTAACCATGTGCAACAGTCCAACCGTCAACGCTGCCGATGTTGTAAACTGGTTTGTCTCCATGCGGCGGCATGGATTTAAAATAAAGCAAATCGGGCATGACAGAAAATTTGCAAGAGAATATTTCATTGGGATGAAACAAGCAAAATTTAATATTATTGACCAGCCACAATATTATTATTTAAAATCCGAGGGGTTCCGGCACATTGAACAACGTGCGAAAGACGGAAAACTGTATTATTTACACAACGAAGCATTTGAATATTGCGTGGAAAATGTGAGTGCAATTGAAAAAACGGACGATATGATACAATACGAAAAAATCGGGGAAACAAACCGGATTGATTTGTTTGATGCAAGCGTTTTTGCTTGTGTTAGATACTTGCAAAGCATGGAGCGTAAACAAAAAGCAAAGGATTGGTGGGGATAAAATGTTTTGGAATCAAAAAAAGAAAACACGGAATAACTCGCCGGTTGCATTATTTTTATCTGACAGGGAAAATGATGCAATCTGCGTGCCGGGTTATACAACATTAGACCGCTGTCCGGAAGTAATGACCGCTTGCAGACGCATTGCGGAGTTGATTGGCTCTCTTACCATCCATTTGATGGAGAACACCGAACAGGGAGATAAACGGATTGTGAACGCTCTCAGCCGAAAAATCGACATTGAACCGATGGCAAACATGACCCGGAAGACGTGGATGGAAGCAATCGTGATGAATCTTTTGCTATACGGAAAAGGAAATAGTATCGTAAAAGTACATACAACTGGCGGATATTTGAGAGATTTAGAGCCGATTGCGGCGTCAAAAGTTTCTATTCCGGAAAGCGGTTCTTACTCTGTCATGATTGACGGGATTCCATATAAATCTGACGAGATTCTGCATTTCGTACACAATCCATCCCCAAACTGCTTATGGAAAGGGCGAGGCTTGCAAATATCCCTGCGACCGTTTGCGGACAACCTTAAACAGGCAGCCGCAACGGAAAAATCATTTTTATCCAGCAAGTGGAAACCGTCTGTCATTGTAAAAGTAGATGCGTTGACCGATGAATTTAGTTCGCCGGCAGGAAGAAAGAAACTGCTGGCAGATTACGTAGAATCCAGTGAAGTTGGCGAACCATGGCTGATTCCGGCGGAACAATTCTCAATTGAACAAATCAAACCACTATCTTTATCTGATTTAGCAATCAGCGACGTTGTAAAACTGAACAGGCGGATGATTGCAGCGATTCTGGGCGTGCCGCCGTTTTTGCTGGGCGTTGACAGCTACAACAAGGATGAATGGAACGCTTTTGTAAATCACACTGTAAAGCCGATTGTAATTGGAATACAGCAGGAAATGACAAAAAAGCTGATTTTATCACCAAACATGTACATCCGCTTTAATGTTTTGTCTTTGTTTGATTGGGATATAAAAACCATCGCTGACGTATTTGGCGGCTTGTCTGACCGTGGTTTTGCTACTGGCAACGAGGTACGAGACCGGATGGGCTTGTCACCGAGAGATGGATTGGATGAATTACGAGTGCTGGAAAACTACATCCCTTATGAGATGTCAGCGTATCAAAAAAAATTAGTACAGGGAGGGAAAGAAGAAAATGGAACTGAATAACGTCATGTATCGCACGATGCAGTCAGTACTTACAACGAGGGACGGCGAAACAAACGAAGCCCCTGTAATTGAGGGCTATTTTGCGGTATTTGATTCCGATTATGATATGGGGTATGGCATGAGTGAGAGCGTTGCACCGGGTGCATTTTCGGAAACGCTTGCTGGAGATGTCCGGGCACTTATTGACCATGACACCCGGCTTGTGCTTGGGCGTACAACCGCCCACACGCTGGAATTGAGAGAGGATTCTCACGGATTGTGGGGAAAAATCTACATCAACCCAAAAGATAGCGAGGCGATGAACCTTTATGAACGGGTAAAACGTGGCGATGTGTCTCAATGCAGCTTCGGTTTTGAAATCCTTAGCGAAGAAACAACTTTCCCTGCAGAAGGGAAAGTCCATTGGAGAATCACAAAGGCAAAGCTGTATGAAGTGTCTTGCTGCACATATCCGGCGTATGAAGAAACTGGCATATCTGCACGCAAAAAGGACTGGGAACAAATCGAAAAGCGAAAATCAGAAGCGTGGAAATCCACACTTTTGAAAAAACTGAAAGGAGAAAAATAAAAAAATGCTGAAAGCACTGTTATTGCGAAACAAGATTGACAGTAAAAAGTCTGAGTTGGCGGAACTCCGCACAGCCGCCGCAGAGTTGGAAAAACGGGAAAAAGAACTGGAATCCGACATCAACGAGGCAAAAACCGAAGAAGAAAAAGCGGTTGTTGAAAAGGCTGTCAACCAGTTTGAACAAGACAAGGCGGAAAATGAAAAGTCTATCAGCGAACTGGAAACGGAAATTGCTGACATGGAGAAAGAATTGGATGCCGTGGAGCAGAAACAACAGACACCGCAAACCGAAGGTAATTCGGGCGATGAAATCAGAAAGGGGAAAGTTAAAATGGAAGCCAGAGTGAAATTTTTTGGCATGAACGTACAGGAACGTGATGCGTTTTTTGCCAACGATGCTGTAAAAAGCTGGTTGGAACGTGTCCGGGAAATGGGCAAGAATCAGCGGTCTATTACCGGTGCTGAGCTGCTTATCCCGGAAGTTGCACTGGATTTAATCAAAGAAACCACGCTTAAATACTCTAAGCTGTACAAGCATGTAAATGTTAAGAGTGTGCCGGGCAAGGCAAGACAGAACGTAATGGGAGCAATCCCGGAAGCAATTTGGACGGAAATGTGTAGCACACTCAACGAATTAAACCTCACCTTTAACAACGTAGAGGTAGACGGTTATAAGGTCGGCGGATTTATCGCAATCTGCAATGCCGTGCTGGAAGATTCCGACATTGCCCTTGCAACCGAGATTATCTCCGCACTTGGTCAGGCTATCGGTTACGCATTGGACAAGGCAATCTTGTACGGTACTGGGACTAAAATGCCGCTTGGTATTGTCACCCGTCTGACGCAGGCTGCAAAGCCGTCTGGTTACTCTACCACCGCCAGAGCGTGGGCAAACCTTACCGCCAGCAACGTGCTTGCAATCTCTGGTAAAACAGATGCAGCGTTGTTTAAGGAATTGGTTATTGCATCCGGAAACGCTAAGGCAGATTACAGCCACGGCGAAATGTTTTGGGCAATGAACGAAAAGACATTTACAAAGCTGGTTGCAAATGCCCTGACCATCAACGCTGCTGGTGCGATTGTAACCGGGCAGAACGGAACGATGCCAGTAATTGGCGGAGCAATCGAAAAGCTGTCTTTTATCCCGGATGATGTAATCATTGGCGGTTATGGTGACTTGTATCTGCTGGCAGAGCGTGCTGGAACAGCTATCAGCCAGTCGGAACACGCAAGATTTATTGAAGACCAGACCGTATTTAAGGGAACTGCGAGATATGACGGCTTGCCAGTGATTGCAGAAGGATTTGTCGCAATCGGAATTGGCGGCACAAAACCAACTGCAAACGCAGTTACTTTTGCTGAAGACACGGCAAATAAAGTAACCGGAGAATAAATAATATGAACGTAGACCTGCTTACAATGCTAAAGGTAGACCTCGGAATTACCGCCGAGGCTTATAATGACCGGCTTTATGCAGATTTACAGGCGGCAAAAAGCTACATTGCACGAGAGGGAATCACGTTAAATGAGACCATCGAAGACGACCAGCTTGTCGTACAGTATGCAGCGTGGCTATGGCGGAAGCGTGGCGGAGATGAGCAATCCTCAATGCCACGGATGCTGCGATATTTGCTTAACAATCGGCTATTTTCCGAAAAAATGAGAGGAAATGACGATGGATGATGTAATTGAACTGGTCAAACAGCATTTATACAGAGATGATTGCGGCGTGGAACGATTGGCGGAAGAATCAAAAAGAACTGTGTTTTGTAGCGTGCAATCAGCGAGCAGAGCGGAGTTTTTTGCAGCAATGCAGGCTGGGTTAAAACCGTCATTTATTGTGCAAATCAATCCGATTGAGTACGATTGTGAGGGAATTGCCGTATACCATGAAAAAAGATATTTAATTTATCGAACATATCAAAAAAACATGGATGTGTTGGAATTGTATCTCAAGGAAGAGGTGGGAATACAAAATGACCTATACTGACATCGCAAAAATGATGGAGCAAATGCATTTGCCGTTTGCATATCACCATTTCGAGCGTGGCAAAGCACCGCCGCTGCCCTATTTTGTATTTTATTATGACGGGCGGAGCGATTTTTCTGCCGATAATCACGCCTATCAAAAAATCGTAGAGGTGACGCTGGAATTGTACAGCAACCAAAAAGATTTTAAATCTGAAAGTCAAATAGAATCCGTTTTAGAAAGAAATGAGATTGTATATGATAAAACGGAAGAATACATATCTTCTGAAAAGATGTTTGAACAGATTTATGAATTTGAACTGCTGCTGGAGGGGTAAACATGATAAAAACTATTCGCGTTGATAAGCTGGCGGACGAAATTATGAAAGAGTTGCAAGAATATAGCAATGCAACCAGCGACGACGTAAAAGCAGCAGTCAAAAAATCCTCTCAGGCAGTCAAAAAAGAACTACTACAAACTGCCCCAAAGCGAACGGGGACGTACAGAAAAAGCTTTGTAGTAACAAAAATCGAAGAAAATTCAAGCAAATTAAAAGTAGCCGTCCACTCTAAAAAGCATTACCGGTTATCACATTTGCTGGAAGATGGTCACGCACTCAGGCAAGGCGGAAGAACAAACGCACACCCACACATGAAACCAGCGGAAGAGCATGGAATCGAAATGCTTGAATCGCTTGTAAAAAAATCATTAGGGAGGAACTAAGCATGGCAACCGAAACTAAGAACAAGGTTAAATTTGGCTTAAACAAAGTATACTGGGCAAAAATCACCGGATATGATGAGGACGGTGTTCCGCAATACGCTGCACCTGTACGTCTGCCGGGTGCTGTCAGCCTTAGCATTGACGCAAACGGTGAAACAGAACCGTTTTACGCAGACAACTGCGTTTACTACCTGTGTAACAATAACTCCGGTTATGAGGGAGATTTGGAAGTTGCGTTGATTCCGACCGATTTTGCAACCGAAATTTTAGGCGAAAAGCTGGATGCAAAGGGAGTACTCGTGGAAAAGAGCGATGCAGAAGTTTCCGAATTTGCACTGTTTTTTGAATTTGAAGGCGACAAAAAGAAAATCAGACATATCTTTTACCGCTGCTCTGTTGCACGTCCTGCAACAGAATCCGCAACCACAGAAGATACAAAGGAAGTCAAAACGGAAACTCTCAAGCTGTCTGCAACCGCATTGGATAATAACCTTGTTAAGTCAAAATCTTGTGAAAAAACAGATGCTGAAACTTATAACAACTGGTACAACGCTGTTTATATGCCAAGCTTTACAGCGGAAGAAAACAAAGCGAATTAAGGAGATAAAAAAATGGGAGTGTCAAAAACAATTACCATTGACGGCGTAGATGTACAATTTAAAGCGAGTGCAGCAATTCCTCGGCTATATCGCTTGCAATTCCGGCGTGATTTGTTTCATGATTTTGCTGATTTGCAAAAATCAGTTGACGATGAAAAAGAAAAAGACAGTGAAGCGTCCGGATTAAATCCAGAAATTTTGGAAACGTTTGAAAATGTTGCGTACATGATGGCAAAGCATGCAGACCCTAAAGGCGTACCGGGAACAGCGGAGGAATGGTTGGAACAGTTCTCCATGTTTTCAATTTATGAAATTTTGCCAGAACTGCTGGAACTTTGGAACGCAAACTTGCAAACACAAGTCCAGTCTAAAAAAAACATCGCCCGACTGACCGCCCGATGACCACACCGCTTTTTTTGCTGCGGTGCGTTCAGATTGGCTTATCAATAAGCGACTTGGATTTTTTAACTATTGGACTTGTAAATGATTTATTTACAGAAAAAGAAAATGATGGCTATCCATATAGTTATCAAGCAACACAAGCAGATTTTGACAAATTTTAAAAAGGGGGAAGCAATATGGCGAGCCGTATCAAAGGCATTACCGTCGAAATTGGTGGTGACACCACTAATCTGGTAAAATCTTTGGAGGGTGTCAACAAAAATATCCGTAATACGCAAAGTCAATTAAAAGACGTCGAGCGGTTACTAAAGCTTGACCCTACCAACACAGAGTTGCTAACTCAAAAGCAAAAGTTGTTAAAAGCTGCTGTATCCGATACAAAAGACAAGTTGCAAGCCCTCAAAGCGGCAAGCGAAGCCGCAGCCAAAACAGCGGATAATTACGGGGCGTGGAAAACTAAATATGATGCAATACAAAGTGAAATTGAATCCACGACAACCGAATTAAAGAAACTGAAAAAGCAAGCAGAGAATGCAGAAAAGCAACTTGCTGACGGAAAAATCTCTCAAGAGAAATACGATGTTTTACAAAGTAAAATAAAATCAACAGAAACCGAACTTAAAGACTTAAAAGAAGCCGCAAAACAGGTAGATGATGAGTTCGGACATCCGATTTCCCCGGAACAATATGACGCGTTGCAACGGGAAATCCAGCAAACAGAAAACGACCTAAAGAAACTGGAGCAACAAGCAGGTGAATCCAGAACGGCGTTGGTTAAGCTGTCCGAAACCGGAAAAAAGTTTCAGGACGTTGGCGATAAAATCTCCGGCGTTGGTACAAAGTTGCTCCCGGTTTCAACGGGAATTGCCGCTATCGGAACACTTGCCGTAAAAACGGGAGCGGATTTTGATTCTGCGATGAGCAAGGTTGCATCCATTTCCGGGGCAACAGGTTCGGAAATAGATGCTCTCCGAGATAAAGCCCGTGAGATGGGTAGCAAAACGAAGTTCTCCGCAAGTGAAGCTGCCGATGCGATGAGTTACATGGCTATGGCAGGCTGGAAAACCAGCGATATGCTTAACGGTATTGAGGGCATTATGAACCTTGCTGCTGCTTCCGGTGAGGACTTGGCGACAACTTCGGATATTGTAACAGACGCTCTGACCGCTTTCGGCTTAACTGCTGCCGACAGCGGACACTTTGCGGATATTCTGGCGGCTGCAAGTTCCAATGCCAATACCAACGTCAGCATGATGGGCGAAACTTTCAAATATGCCGCTCCAGTGCTGGGTTCTTTGGGATATTCCGCTGAAGATTCCGCTATCGCCATCGGACTAATGGCAAATGCCGGAATCAAATCCTCGCAGGCTGGCACGGCTTTGCGAGGTGCAATTGTTAGCCTTGCTAAACCAACCGATACAGTATCCTCGGCAATGGAAAAATACGGGATTTCCTTGACAGATAGTTCCGGCAAGATGTATTCGCTCCGTGATTTGATGGGGCAAATGCGTGATAAACTGGGTGGACTTACAGAGGCGGAACAAGCACAAGCAGCCGCTTCGCTTTTCGGTCGAGAAGCGATGTCTGGGATGTTGGCAATTATCAACGCATCACCAGCAGACTTTGAGAAGCTGACAAATGCAGTAGATACTTGTTCCGATACGGTAGATGGCTACAATGGCACGACCGAAAAAATGGCAGCTACTATGCAGGACAATCTTGCAGGACAGTTGACTATTTTGAAATCCCAGCTGGAAGAACTTGCAATCAGTTTTAGTGACATTTTAATGCCAGCAATCCGCAGCCTTGTTGCTCGGTTGCAAACAATTGTTGACAAACTCAATCAATTAGACCCGCAGGTAAAAGAAACAATTGTAAAAATTGCTTTAGCGGTTGCGGCTATTTCTCCGTTGCTTATTGCAATTGGGAAAGTAATTTCAGTTGTCGGAACGCTTATGCAAGCGATTGCAAAAATACCTAAAATCCTTGGCAGCATTAAAAATGGATTTTCTGCTGTTACGGGTGCTTTAAAGGTATCAACTGCTGGATTTTCCGCCGCAGTTGGAGTGATTGCACTTTTAGCGGCTGCGTTTGTACATCTATGGCAAACAAACGAGGATTTCCGAAATAAAATTATCAGCATTTGGGAGCAAATCAAAGGCACATTTACCGAGTTGACACAAGGTATTACCGACCGTCTCAATGCTCTTGGGTTTGATTTTGATGATTTTGGCGAGGCTGTAAAGGCAGCGTGGGAAGGCTTTTGCAATCTGTTAGCCCCCATTTTTGAAGGGGCTTTTGAAATTGTTGCAGAAATTTTTGAAGCTGTATCCGGAACAATCTTAGGATTGATGGATGTATTTACAGGCGTGTTTTCCGGCGATTGGGAACAGGCGTGGACAGGCGTAAAAGAAATTTTTTCGTCGATTTGGGAAGGTATCAAATCTATATTACAAACAATTCTGGACACTTTAAAAGGTGTTGCGGATACGTTTTTAGGCTGGTTTGGTACAGATTGGGAAACTGTCTGGACATCTGTAAAAGCGTTTTTCACAAACACTTGGACAAATATTCAGACGTTCTTCTCCAATACACTGACTAACATCAAAACATTCTTCTCCAACATATGGACTTCTATTTCTACGACTTTCACAAACATTCTGACATCAATCCAGACAACAGTAACCAATGTTTTTACCTCTATCAAGACGTTTGTAACAACAATCTGGCAGGGTATTTATACATTTTTTAGCACAATTTTTAATGCAATTTATACAGTAGTATACACTGTATTTAATACGATATATACAGTGATTACAACTGTGTGGACAACTATCTATACAACATTAGAGCCGTTGATTAACGCTTTCGGATATTTGTTCGAAACGATTTTTGAAGCGATTCAAATTGTCGTTGGAAGAGTTATGGACTGGATTTCCGAAAAAATTAGTGCTATTTGGAATGGCATTGTTGATTTTATCACACCGATTTTAGAAAGTATTCGGGACTTCTTTTCTGAAATCTGGACGGCTATCAGCGATAAAGTACAAGAAAAGCTGGAGTTTATAAAAAATCTTGTCGAAACCATTTGGAACGGAATAAAAGATTTTTTAGAGCCACTCTTAACTGCTCTACAAACAACGTTTACAAACATTTGGGAGGCTATTCGGTCGCAGATTGATGCGGTATCCAATGCAATCCGTTCCCTCATTGAGCGGATTTGGAGTTCTATTTCTGGGACGATTTCTTCTGTTATGGATAGCATCCGAAACACTTTTTCCAGCATTTGGGACAGCATCTCGGATAAAATATCGTCTGTTGTAAATGGAATTAAAACAAATGTATCCAACGCATGGGAAAACATCTATGACAGTATCTCCAATCTTATGAGCCAGATTAAAAATAAGATTTCCGATATTTGGGACGGTATACACGACGGAATTTCTGACAAAATCGGCGACATCCGGACAACCATTGAAAACGGGCTTAACGGTGCTATTGATTGGATTAGAGGACTGGCTTCCGACGCTTGGAACTGGGGCAGCGATATTATCTGGGGCATTATTGACGGGATTCAAAGTGCTATTGGCTGGCTGGAAGATTGTGTCACCAATGTTGCTGATACCATTCGGGATTTCCTGCACTTCTCTGTACCAGACAAAGGTCCGCTGACAGACTACGAAAGCTGGATGCCTGACTTTATGCAAGGATTGGCTAATGGTATCAATAAAAGCAAAAAGCTTGTAACTCAAGCAGTCGCTGCGGTTGCGGATGGGATTTCTGTTTCCATGCAGGGAAATTTGCAGATGGATGCTTTAAAAAGTGAGCAAGGCTCTGTTGGAGCAACAACGACTGTCATCAACAACGACAACAGCCGCACCATCAACCAGACAAACAACAGTCCAAAGGCATTGACACGTCTGGAAATTTACCGGCAAACCCGGAATGCAATCAATGTGTGAGGTGTTTTATGCGATTTACACTTATTGTTGAGAATGCAGCCGGCGACCGCATCAACATGACCGCCACTGCAAACAATTACATGATTTCCAAAATTGATGGACTGTATCCGCCAGCAGGAACGATTAGTACAACACCATATGCCGGAATGAATGGCAGCTACTTAAACAACGCTTTTATCGAAAAGCGGAATTTAGTGCTATCTTTTGAGATGCGAGGCTACGGCAGCAACATCGAATTAAACCGCCACGCCCTCTATCGGGTTGTGAAAACCGCTCAATATCTCAAGGTATATTATCGCACAGTCGGGATTGATGTTTACACAGAGGGATATGTGGAGAGCTGCACCGTGACCAATTTCGGTGAGTTGGTCAATGGGCAAATCAGTATCATTTGCCCAGACCCCTACTGGTACAGCACGCAGTCCATCTATGCATACAGTCAATCCGTATTTGGAGCATTTCACTTCCCCTTTCCAGAGAGCGATGAGCCGTTTCCGTTGGGCGTTTACAGTACAGATAAAACCTTGTCCATCTTCAATTCCGGTGAAGAGGTCGGCATTTTAATCACCTTAGAAGCAGCCTCCGGAGAGGATGTCCCAAATCCTGTTATAACAACAGTTACATTGTATGACGACGACACATCAACCTATTTCCAGCTGCGATTGGACATTTTACCTGGCGACAAAATCATTATCAATACCAAGCAAGGGCAAAAGTCCGTTACGCTGGTGCGAGATGGTGTAACAACCAACATCATCAACTGCATGACCTCTGGTTCAACGTGGTTTACACTCCGTAAGGGTTTAAATCGGTATCGGTTGAGTGCGTCAAAATACATCATTGCAACCATCCAGCACACAGATGCATACTTAGGAGTATAAATTATGCTGATTGAAGTTTACCAAATGACCGCCGCCGAAAACACGGTATCTATCACCTTAGAGGCGGTCTGCGATGCGTTCTCAAGTTTCCTTTGGGATATTGAGTACTTTCGGTGCGGACAATTTGAATTATATATTGCTGCCACGCCGGAAACCGTTGCCATCTTTCAGACGGGTCGACTTATCGGGCGGAAAGATGACACAGAGCATTATGGATTGATTGAATCTGTCCGTATTCAGACGGATGCGGAAAACGGCGACTATCTGACTGTAAGCGGTCATTTTCTCATGATTTTGTTATCTCGTCGCATTATCTATCCAACGATGGTAATCAAAGAGCAGACCAGCTATGGAGAGATTATACACACAGCGATTCGCAAGAACTGCTTGCAACAAAACGAGCGTTTTTTACCCGGTTTGCAACTCGGCGAAATCACTGGAGATTGCTGGAAGCAAGAAACCCACTTGCAAATCAGCTATGCAAACCTGATGGAGTGGATTTACAAAATCTGTGAATTGGTCGGCGGAACGGCAAACATCTCCCTCGTTGAAACAAAACCAAACAGCCGCACCTATCAAATGGTGTTTACGCTGTCGGAAGGCGTTGACCGCAGCATTTTACAAGACACCTATCCGCATGTGATTTTTTCGGATGCGTTCCACAATTTGCTAACCTTTGATTATCTTAAAAACGCAGCTGCTCAGCAAAATGCGGCTTACACATTGGGGGCTGGCGAGGGTGAGGCTCGTAAACGAGCATTTTGCACCATCGACCCAGAGCCGACGCAGTGGGAACGGTACGAGGTTTATGTAGATGCACGGGATTTGTCGGAAGAAACGCAGAACGATGCGGGGGAATCCATCACTATTCCGGAAGAGGAATATTTGAAAATGCTGGAAGAACGGGGACGGGAAAATTTTTTGCCGGTAGAAGAAATCAGCGAATCCAGCATTACTGCAACATCAACACAAGAGCAGTATCCACAAGATTATCAGGTCGGCGACTTGGTAACGGTACAGCAAACTCGTTTTGGACTATCACAAAATCGTATCCGACTAATCGGAATGATAGAGAGTTTTGACCAAAACGGCAGGAGCTTGACACCTACATTTCAGGAGGGATGAGTATGGCTTTTTCGTACGGATTTTTTAACGCTAAAAACTTAGACCGGGTTTATACGGCTGAGCATTTTACAAGCTATCTATCCAGCATTATTTGTGACGGGATTCAGGACACTTACGGCGAGTGTTTTTCGATTACACCAGCAGGTGGTTTCCAGCTTCGGATTGGCAGCGGCAAAGCTTGGATTCAGGGACACTATTTCCAAAACGACAACGGTTATATCTTAGACTTGTCGCAGTATGCAGATAGTTCCCTGCCTCGGTATGTCACTGTTGGGATTTCCTGCGACACGCAGGAATCTGTGCGGAGCGTGCAAATCGAGGTGCTTGCAGGTACGCCAGCCGTTGCACCGTTTATCCCGTCTTTCAGCAACAATGGCACGAAAACCACACTGACCCTCTGTCAGGTGCGAGTCAATGGCGGTTCAAGCGGAATTACCGCATCCAACATTACAGACTGCCGGGAAGATGAGGAATTGTGCGGTTATTGCCGCTGCATCCTCGGCAAGTGTAGGGTTACAGAGATGCTGACAAAAATGGACCAGACTAATGCTTATCTAAAGCAGTTGCAAAAGCGGCTGGACGATATGAGCAATCAGGTTGCAGATTTGCAGACAAAAGTAGACGATTTGACAGGCGGAGAAGTTTCAGAAACGGGAATTTGTGGCGAAAACGTTTATTATGTACTATACGCCAACGGAAAATTACTGCTGCGTGGGACTGGTGCAACTTACGACTACAAAGCAGAGAGCACGGTGTTTGGTAGCAATCTCAACATTAAAAATATTGTTGTTAGCAACGGCATTACAAGCTTAGGTGACAATTTATTTTATCATTGCGAGAACGCAGTTGCTGTTGATTTACCATCCACACTTACAAGCATTGGAGATAACACGTTTTCACAATTTGAAGCCGAGAGGACAATTAACGGCTTAACTGCGGTCACAATACCGCAAACAGTAACCGCCATCGGGCAGCATGCCTTTGAGCAAAATGCTATTACTGAGATTATAATCCCGGCAAGTGTTAAGACTTGGGGCGATTATGCTTTTAGTGGCTGTCGGAAACTCACAACCGCCAGAATTGAGTGCAGCTTGATTGGTTCGTTTGCCTTTTCGTGGTGTGATTTGCTCGACGGTCTAACAATTTCTGCAAATTGTAAAAATTTCGGGTCTAATTTGTTTACTTATTGCGAAAAATTAACAGCTATCACCTACGAGGGAACAAAAGAACAATGGAACGCCATTACAAAGCCAACCAACTGGATGGCATCGGATGCAAAAACCAACTACCACAATGGATATTTGCAGCGAATCAATTGTATTGATGGTGCATTTGTTTGGAATTTCAAAAATATGGACTGGGAGGAAGAAACATAATGCTTGTATTTAGGATTACTGGACAAAGAATTGATTTAGAACGCCGAGAAGTCGTTGCGGATGAACAAGTTGCGTTTGTAAATCTACTGTTTTTGTTTACTCCGGAATGGGAACAGATTGATAAAGTTGCACAATTTAAGCAAGGAGAAAACGTCTATAATGTGCACATCGGAAAAGGAAACGTTGCACAATGTACGCTTCCGGCGGAAATTACAAATGGACAAACGTCTATAAGCATTTTTGGCTATCATGACGAGGTACGGGCGACAACAGCGACGCTGGAGTTTCGGGTGTGCCGTTCCGGTTTTTCCGATTCCGGAAGCGTTCCGATTCCGCCAACGCCGGACTTGTACGCCCAGCTTCTGAAAAAAATAGATGGAAAAATCGCATCTTTGCACGATGGCAAAGACGGAAAGGATGGCGAAAACGGGAAATCCGCCTACGAAATCGCTGTGCAAAATGGATATGACGGAACGGAAACGGACTGGCTGGAATCCTTAAAAGGACAAAAGGGAGATACCGGCGAGCCGGGAGCGACTGGAGCAAAAGGCGACCACGGAGAAAAAGGTGACCAGGGCGAACCGGGAACACCCGGAGAAAAGGGAGAACGTGGCGAAAAAGGAGAAAAAGGCGACGCCGGAACACCCGGCAAGGACGGCGTAAACGGAAAAGACGGAACAAACGGCGTTGATGGTGCGTCTGCCTATGATGTTGCGGTCAAAAACGGTTTTGAAGGATCGGAAACAGATTGGCTTGTATCTCTGCATGGTGCAAAGGGTGACCCCGGAGAGCGTGGCGAAAAAGGAGAAAAAGGCGATCTGGGAGAACAAGGCTTGCAGGGTGTTCCCGGGGAAAAAGGCGACCCCGGCGAACCTGGAAAAGATGGTACGAATGGTACGGACGGTAAAAACGGCGTTGATGGTAGTGACGGCTACTCACCGACAGCAACCGTCACTGAAACAGATACTGGGGCAACAATCACAATCACTGACAAAACCGGAACAACCACAGCGACAGTCAATTCGACATTAGGCGAACGGGTACGGCTGTATGTGGACGCAGAAGCTGGCTCAGATACCAATAACGGAAAAACGACTACCACTGCTGTGCAGACCATCGACCGTGCTCTTGTACTGGCGAACGCCTACCAGCAGGCGATTATCTGCCTGAAGAAAGGGCAAACCTACACCGCCACGGACAAGAACAATGAATACGGCACGGGCATTCAGCTGTATCGCCGAACGCTCCGATTTGAAGCCTACGGCACAGCAAGCGACCTGCCAAAAATTCAGAATGCGGTTTTCGCTTACAACTGCAACTTGGAATGGAAAGACATCGACCTCACAGGAAATAGCAGCGTGTTTACGATGTATAACACCATCGCCAATTTTGAAAACTGTTCGTTCTATCGAGTGGAATCTAGAAATAGTTTTGCACAAGTGCGGCTATGCGACATTCAGCGAGAATGGGTGCAGTATGGCGGATTTTCCGTCATCTCCAACGCCGAAAGTCAATATCGCCATATCGGTGGGATTCAGGCAAATCAGGGAGCAAGAATTGATTACAGTGGCCCTGGAATCAGTGGTTATGGTTACGATGGCTGTTCTGTACTTTCCATTGGCTGCATTCCGGAGATTTTACGGAAAACAAAGAACATTGCAGAAGGCAGCATTGAAACAAAGACGATTTATGTAAACGCCGATACTGGTTCAGATGCACGGGACGGCACATCAGAAGCAAAAGCCCTGCAAACCCTAAGCAGAGCCTTACAGTTTACACAGTATGCAGGAAAAGCCATAATCTATCTGGCGGCTGGAGCTTATACCATTCCGGACAAAACATTAACCCTGCTTGGTCGAGATGTTCGGATTTACGGCAACGCCGCAGCGACGACAACCATTCAAGGGAATTTTGTCTGTGAAAATGGATTTTTGCATCTGTCCAAAGTCACCATTGACAACACCGACAGCGATACTGCAAACACATCCACAACCGCAATCATTGCACAGTATAATGGAACGGTTCGGATTTCTGATTGCGTGGTGAATGCCAACTCTAAAAATGCAGTTGGTGTCTCTGATATATCGAACATTTGCTGTTCTGGTACGGAATTTAAAGGCAATGCACAGTATGCTGTTTATGTAACCGGACAAGGTGACGCAAAAATTTACAGCTGTACCAATAGCACTACAAAAGGCATTTATTCTGGTGCAAATAGTATGGTTCGGATTACACAGAGTGGCGAAAGTAATTTCCCTTACACGAATGCAAATAATGGCATGGTATTTGTAAATGGGCAGCAAGTTTTACCGCAGCCGGCCGCTACAACCGCAATTTTATCAACAGGAGGCAATGTATAATGTTTAGTTTGAGATACTTTGTAAAAAAAGGCTTTTTGGACGCAATCGGAAAAATGGCAGACTATCAAATTATCCTTAACGCTGCAGGGTGGCATGAAAAAGGAGTACTCACAGAGGAGGACTTGTCGGAAATCAATCAGGCAATGGAAAATTATGTTCCGGAGGTGACAACAGAAAATGAGTAAAAAACCGTTGACACGAGATGAACAATTTTTGGCAAAAGCAGCCGGGGATGATGTGCCGATGCCAAAACCTCTCACACGAGTGCAAGAATTTTTGGAGAGAATCGTTGAACGGCTAAGTGGAAGCGTGACAGAGGAAACACTTAGCAACGCAATTGCACCACTGAATGCAAGTATTGCACAGCTAAGCCGGAAAACCATCCAATTTCGGCATGGAAAAGGAACATTTACCGCAACCGCAACTGGTACAAATGTTGTGTGGCAGTATGGTGAACAACAGGCACAAGGGAGCAACTGCACGTTTGATGTAAAGTCAGATAACGGGCTGATTTGCATAGATTTTGACAGTATTACATCTTTAACAGCATCAGACGACGCAGCACTCAAAATGTGCTTATCGGATTTAGGTGGTAAAATTACTAACACTCTTAATTTGGTCAGCTGCACGAACATCACTGGCGACTTATCGGATTTAGGTGGTAAAATTACTAACATTCTTAATTTGGTCAGCTGCACGAACATCACTGGTATTTATACTGGCACAACCTACCCGAAAATGTTTACAGTATCCAGAACATCTATCACAGCAGCAGATATGGACGCAAATTTGATAAATTTTGCAGCAAGTGGCGTCAAGTCTGGCAAGTTTACAGCAGCCGGAATGAAACGGACGGCTGCATCTGATAACGCTGTTGCAACATTGGTTGCAAACGGATGGACAGTATCAGGTCTTACAAAGGAGGGCTAAGCTTATGTACATAAAATATGCGGATTATCAGCCTAGCATGAAACTTGGCGATGATGACAGCGTTTTGATGTCGTTGCAGGAGTTCTTAAGCGGTGGCAAAGATTTGGAGGGCGTGCCGGTTACGATTACGCCGGACGGAGAGCCGCCGGCGGAAGAAACAGAAGAAGAGCCGGACGTCAGCATCGACGGTGATAGCGAAGAGGAGGCGGCTGAATGAAAGAATGGATTTGTGCAGCAGCCGGAACGGTCGGTGGTCTGATTGCCGGGCTGTTTGGCGGCTGGGATGCAGCAATTAGAGCCTTACTGGTTTTTATGGCGATTGATTACCTGATGGGGTTAGCTTGTGCAGGGATTTTCAAAAAGTCCCCGAAAACAGAATCAGGCGGCTTACAATCTAAAGTCGGCTGGAAAGGTTTGTGCCGTAAGGTTGCAACGCTTGCACTTGTTGTGGTTGCCGTGCAGGTGGACGCTGTCCTGCATACGTCATATGTAAGAGATGGCGTATGCATTGCATTTATGGTAAATGAATTGATTTCAATGGTCGAAAACGTGGGTTTGATGGGTGTGCAGTTCCCTGAACCGCTCCGAAAAGCAATTGATTTGCTGCAAAAAAAAGAGGAAAAGAAATGAAAAGCAAAACATACGAAGAGTTTGTAGAAAAATTCAAGCCAAAAAAACAACAGACGATTGCTATACGCCGCCTGTTGTTTATGATGCTGTTGCAGGTTGGGTTGCAAGTGAGTACGGGGTTAATCGGGACAATTTCGTTCGCCCTTTTTACCCCGGCGGCGATTATGAAAACTATGACTACGGCAAAACTGCGATAGTTGTGGACAATCCACCATTTAGCATATTGTCAAAAATTGTAGATTTTTACATTTCAAAAAATGTTCCGTTTTTCTTGTTTGCTCCCAATTTAACCCTTTTTAATTGTCTCAGAAACAGGGAATGCACAGCGTTGGTTACGGATGTAAATATTATTTATGATAATGGTGCTAATGTAAAAACGTCATTTTTGACCAATTTAGAGCCGCAAAATTTGCGAATCAGAACCGCTCCGGGATTGTATCAGGTTGTAAAAAAAGCGACCGAAACGATACGGAAAGAGGTAAAAAAGCAACTGCCAAAATACACATACCCAAATTATATTGTACAAGCTGCACGGATTAACGCTTACTCAAAATACGGGATTGAGTTTAAAGTTCCAAAATCAGAATCTTTCTTTGTCTCGCAGCTTGATACCCAAAAAGAAAAGAAAAAGAGGATATTTGGCGGTGGATTTTTAATTTCCGAGCAGTGTGCCGCAGAACGAGAGCGTGCAGAACGAGAGCGTGCAGAACGAGAGCGTGCAGAACATTTTGAACTCAGCGACCGAGAAAAAGAAATTATAAAAGAATTATCAAAATAAAAAAACGCCCAGCAGTTTAAATTACTGCTGGGCGAACCGTTTCTTTTAAGTACACCTTATGGTATGGCTTGTCGTAAAAGTCACGGTCTGCAAATTTTTCTGCGTCCTCTTTGTGGTCAAACCACATATATGATTCTCCGTCCGCACCCCATAGCCGATACCTTACAATCCAAAACACTCTTGTTGGTTTTTTACTCATGTTTAGCCCTCCTGTATTGTTGGTTTAAAAAGACACGCTCCCCTGCAACGGGGAGCGACACGCCATTTGCTTGTAGCGACATAACGGCTACTTACCTATAGCACATACTAAAAATAATGATTTAAATCCAACACTCCTTTTGCAAGGAGGACATAAGCAAGTTGTCTTGCTATGCCTTTATTATACCGCTTATATGCACTTTGTCAATACTTTTCGGCGGTTTTTGTGTATTTGTACAAATCTGTTACCCGATAATTGTAACATATGCCATCATCGTCAACAGGTATTCCGGCGGTGTCGCTTTTCCCGCCCCCCACTTTTGGACGGTGCTGTACGGTATATTAAACTTGTCAGACAGCTCTCTAAGGGACTTGTATTTTTTAGCAATCTCGTTAAATCCGTTTTTGCTTACGTTGTATATATATGACAGCAAATCAACAACTGACGCACGTGTTGCGGCAGGATTCATCCAGTCTTCCCACGGTCTTATAATAAATTTGTCGCTATTATCACAGCTTTTTGCGGCGTTGTACTGCTGTGCAAATACATCAAAGTCAATGTAAATTTTAACCTCTTCTTCTGCGACGGCTCCGAAATCCGACGATGGAATATCAAAAATGTCAAGTGCATCCCATTCTTCTGGCTCTGCACCAAGGGATTTTAACTTTGCTTTAATCATGGCAATTTCTTCTTCCCCTTTTGTGAGGTCAGCCTCAATTTCAGCTTGTTTTGCTTTTGATGTTGAGCCGTGAAAGACATAGCGGTCTCGCTGGCTGTATGCAATTCTTAACCGCAATTGCAGATTTTTGATTCTCTTGCCTAAATCTTTTTCTTCTTCATCATCGGCTTCTGATTTTTCTGCACATTCGATTGCAAATTCTGCACACCGGAGAGCGTTTAATTCAGAATGCATCTCGTTGACGCTTGATTCTATTTCTGCGATTTTGCCGTCGACCTCTGCTGTGTCCTTGCTGTTGAGCCAAAGGCGAGCTTGCTCGCGGAGCAGCGGCTGCTTAGCTTCAAATTTCTGTTTAATTTTTGCCTGCAACTCTTTTTCTTCTGCAGATTCGGCGTCCAGCAAGGCTCTGAGTTCTTCACGCATTGCCTTAATGTTGGCTCTTGTTTCCGCAAGCTCTGCCTCAACCTCTGTTGTGTCAGCATCCTTAAATTCCAAGTATTCTCTGTTATCAATCAAAGCTTCCTTGTTGGTGAGCTCCTGGCTGATTTTTGCATGCAGTTCGTTGATTCTTTCCATGTTGTTCATTTTGATTTCCTCCGTTTTCTTTTCTTTTGGGCTCTCGCCCTTGCTGTAATTATAGTATACACCTATTTGGCATATTTGTCAATAGGTTTATGCCAATTTGGCGTATATTTTCTTGAATTTGTATAGATACACAAAAATAATATATTTATTTTGTGTATCTTAACCAATATCGAACAAAAAGGAGTGTGTTAACCATGTCAACGTATCAATTTGACGACAAAACCCAGCTGTCAGCACATTTTAACGTGCAAGAGTTTAAGTGCCAGTGCGGTAAATCGCACGATATTTTAATAGACAGCGGTCTAATAGACAAGTTAGAGCGGCTTTACACCGCCCTGAACTGTAGCAAAATCATTGTGACAAGCGGCTACCGCTGCCCAGAACACGATAAGGCTGTAGGCGGCACGAGCAGCGGTCAGCATACCAAAGGCACTGCAGCGGATGTCTGCTGTTACGGGCAGGATGGGCAGCCAATCAGCAGCAAGGTGGTGTGCTGTAAGGCTCAAGACTTAGGTTTCGGCGGTATTGCCAACATCACAGCAGCTTACCAGTACACACATCTGGATGTGCGAACAGGATACCGCTGGTTAGGCGATGAAACAAAAGGCAACGGCACAGTTACAGAGGATTTTTACAAGTATTTTGGTATCAAAAAGGCAACTGAAACAACAAGTATTTTAAAAGGCATCGATGTGTCATACTGTCAAAACGAGGTTGACTGGGACGCTGCAAAAGCATCCGGACTGGTTGACTTTGCGATTTTACGGGCTGGATACGGCAGGGAAACATCTCAGGTAGACACGCAATTTGAACGAAACTATGCAGCTTGTAAGCGTCTGGGTATCCCATGCGGTGCGTACTGGTTTAGTTATGCGATGTCAGCAGACGAGGCAAAACGTGAGGCACAGGTGTTTTTACAGACCATCAAAGGTAAATCGTTTGAGTATCCGGTTTATATGGACTTGGAGCTTACAAAACAATTTGCATTAGGCAAGGCTGCTTGCTCTGCAATAGTAGATGCATTTTTGAACACGCTGGAACAGGCTGGATATTTTGCCGGACTGTATTGCAGCACGTACTACTTAGATAATTACCTTTCAGACAGTGTTAAAAGTCGATACACTATCTGGTGTGCTCAGTATGCAAGCAAATGCACCTATCAAAATCCATACGGCATTTGGCAGTATAACGTAGCTGGTAACGCAGAGTATGACATTATTGGGCAAAAAAATATCCCCGGTATTGTTGGCGAGTGTGATATGGATTACTGTTACACCGATTACCCAGCAATTATTAAAGCTGCTGGACTAAATGGCTTCACGAAAACAACGCAGCCGGCTGAACCAGAACCAGAGCCAACACCAACACCTGAACCAGATAGCGAGGAATCCACATTGCAGCAGATTTTAAAGCATGTTGCGTCATTGGATGCAAAATTGTAATTTTTTGGTTTTTTTGTGCACATCAATCAATCAATCATCTTGATTATAACTTGATTATAACTTGATTATATACTTGATTACGGGGTGTAAAAAAGTCCGGATTTTCGGGGCGGTTTGATGTTTAAGGTCATAGACTTTTTCATGAAAGGTCATAGACTTTTTCACGAAGGGTCATAGACTTTTTCGCAAAAGGACATAGACTTTTTCGCAAAAGGTCATATACTGCTTGACAACTATATGTCTTTATGTTAAAATAAGCATGAGGTGATTAGCATGTCAAAAAAAACGACTATAACACAAGCTTGCGGCAGTTGCAACTACTTAGTGCAAAAGTCAAACCCGTTACAGTCCCTGTCTGAAACTAAAATGACTTTAGCGGAATTTAAAATACTGGATGCGTATCTATCAAAAATTGATAGTCACAATCCGGAAAAGCGAGAGGTGGTATTTGATAAGGGCGAGTTGGAAAATTTGTTGGATGTTGTGCGAATAACAAACACTGATTTAGCACGTCGAATTGATAACCTTTTTAAAGTTGTTACGATTAGGGACCCAGAAAAGCCGAATAAATTCACAAAAATAGCCCTTTTTTCTTGTGCGGAATGCACGCAGGATGATAATGGGCAATGGACAGTCCGCCTTGCTTGTTCCCCTGAAGCGATGGAGTACATCTTTAATATTGAGAGTATTGGTTATTTGAGATACCGTTTAAAAAATGTAGTCAATTTGACATCGAGGTATAGTTATTTACTGTTTTTGTATCTGGAAAGTAACCGCTTCCGTGGTGCGTGGACGATACCGCTTGACGACCTGAAAAAAATGCTCTGCTGCACGGCGGACACATACAGTGAGTATAAACGGTTTAACGACCTTGTGCTTAAAAAATGTCAAAAAGAGTTATCCAAAAAAACTGACATTGATTTTGATTATGTAGCCCTGCGACGTGGTCGCAAGGTAACAAGCGTGCAGTTTATAATCAAAACGCCCCAGAACGCCACTGACAGCCCCGTAGAGCCGCTTTACGAAGAACGTGATGAATTTGATTGGGCAATCACTTACGGCTCTGAACGGCTTGCCACGCTTGCTGAGGGGTGCGATTACGAATTTAATAAAGAAGAAATGGAACAAATTTCTCGTGTGCTTGTTCGCATTAATATTCCTAAAGAGAAATTGTCTAACAGTGTGCTATTTGGAAAACAGTTTTATCTTCGTGAAAAGTATGCTGCACTTAATGTTGCAGCGGAAAAC